AGCGGATCAGTCGATGAAGGAGAATCAGATGGATAAGGTCAAGTGTTTATATTCGAACGGACCGAAGAGGGTGGAGGCGACGGCAGACAGCGTTACCTTCGCTGATGAGAGGGTAGACATGGCGGTCGTCTTCTCTCACGCTGAGATGCGGGAGATCATGCTGGGATGGGAGCGCCATGAACTGAGAGAAACAGTTGAGGAGTGACATTCACCTAGAGGGGTCCGTGATTCTGCCTACATGTCCTGACTGTGATACTCCTCTTGTGTGGCCGCTAGCAGACGCTCATGTTTCTATTTGCATAGATCCCTCTCATAAGCATACGTGGTGGTGCCCTATGTGTAAAGAGGCGGTGGACGTGGGGCATGGCTAATTTTAAACGTCGTCGGGTTAAGCAGCGTCGCTCGGGTTGTCTCTTGTGTAAACCTCACAAGGCAAGTTTTAATAAGACCGCTGCTCGTATGAAGGAAAAGCGCATGTGGCAAGGATTAATCTCAGATGTCTAGTACCTTCTCTGTCGCAGAGGCTAACGAGAAGCTCGAGAAACTCAAGGAACTTCGTCTTCTTAAAATCAAGGAGCAGGTACCAGCCGATCTTCGACGTATTCATTTACATCCCGCTCAGGCTCAGGTCGCTGCGGAGTGCAAGAGGTTTAATGTTATAGACGCTGGTAGGCGCTATGGAAAATCCTTATTTGGTATCGATCGTTGTATCGAGCCTGCTCTTTATAAGGGCCAGCCGGTCGGTTGGTTCGCTCCTTCCTATAAGAACCTCGCGGATATGTGGAGAGAAGTTGTTAGCATGTTAAGCCCTGTGATGCGCTCCAAGAACGAGGTGGAGAAGCGCATTGAGTTGATCTCCGGTGGCTCGATCGAGATGTGGTCCATGGAGTCTCCTGACTCTGCCCGAGGTCGCCACTACGCTCGCGTGATCTTAGACGAGTGTGCTATGGTAAAGGACCTGATGTCTGCGTGGAACCTTATTATTCGTCCCATGTTAATGGACCTCCGTGGTGACGCCTACTTTCTATCCACTCCCAAGGGTCGTAACGGCTTCATGGAGATGTGGGAGCTAGGCCAGGATCCTGAGGATCCAGAGTGGAAGTCGTGGAGATTCCCCACCTCAGCTAACCCACATATTCACCCGGACGAGATTGAGGGCATGCGGAAAACTATGCCTTCTAAAGCCTTCGAGCAGGAGGTTATGGCGAGGTTCATTGATGAGGTCCAAGGAGCCTTATGGAAACTCTCTAACCTCGATCAGTATCGGGTCTCCTCACCTCCGGATGAATTCCTTAAGATAGTCGTAGCCATCGACCCCGCTGTGTCCACTAGCTCCACCAGCGACGAGACGGGTATCATCGCTGCGGGGCTTGGGCATGATGACCATGGCTACATCTTAGCTGATTCTAGCGGGACCTATAGCCCGTTGGAATGGGCTAATAAGGCGATTGCTCAGTACGACGCCTTGGAGGCAAACAAAATTATCGCTGAAGTTAATATGGGCGGCGATTTAGTTAAGGCGAATCTTATGGCGGTGAGGTCCACGGTTCCGTTTGACTCAGTGCATGCCTCTCGGGGAAAGGCAATTCGCGCTGAGCCGATCGCTGCGCTGTACGAACAGGGTCGTGTCCACCATGTGGGCTTCTTTCCTGATCTTGAAAATCAATTAACTTTCTGGTCACCAGCAGATGACCGGGAATCTCCAGATAGGCTTGACGCTCTCGTATGGTCTTTGTCGTATCTTATGTTAACACATCTAAAGAAGAAGGCAAGGAGTCATCAAGGGTAATGGCTAAGCACGGAACCACCTATAGTTATGACGTGAAGAAATGCCGATGCGAGGAATGCAAAGCGGCCTCGGCAGCTAAAAGAAAAAGATTCAATGACTCTAGAATAGAAATTCGGCATGGGACAACTTTTGGCTATAATGAGCAGAAGTGCCGATGTGGTCTCTGCAGAGAGGCTAAATCAGAAGCTCAGACGAGATATAGAAAAGAGAACCCCCAGAAGAGAATTGAAGAAAGATCAAGAGAAAATCCTGAGAAGGCTCGTGACAGATACTTGAGATATTATCAGGAGCATCCAGACAGGGTTAAAGAAGCAAATAGAGTTTGGGCTGGGAGGAATCCTGAGAAGGTCTCAAGGATAAGTAGAGCAGTCTGTCATCGCCGCAGGGCTCGTAAGAGGAATGCTGAGGGTTGTCACACTGACGCAGATATCCTTGCTATCTTAGAATTCCAGCAGGGCTACTGTCGCTATTGCGACTGTGAGGTGTATTCTGATTATCACGTCGATCACGTCATGCCTCTCTCCCTAGGAGGAGGCGATGGTCCGGAGAATCTCGTTATCTCCTGCCCATCTTGTAATCATGTTAAAAATGCTATGCATCCTGACGAATGGATAGAAAGGCTAAAGCATGGAAATTGCACCCATAGTCAGCGATGATTTGAAGAAAGCCTATCACGCTCTCCAAGCTAAGCAGGCTCCATACCGTCTCTTATGGGATTACTATGATGGCAATCAGCCTCTTCAGTACGCGACCCGGCGTATGGAGCAGGTCTTCAACAAACTAGACGCTAAATGGAACGAAAATTGGGCGGCGGTTGTTGTCGACTCCGTGGTCGACCGGATGAACATTACGGGATTCTCCATCAAGGACACCTCAGCTAAGAAGATCCTTGACGCAGTGTGGGCAGGGCAAAATGCGGGGCTGGATGCTGATCGGATCCATAAGGCCGTAGCCGTCTGCGGAGAGGGTTATTTGATCGTCTCACGAGACGAACTAAACGGTGCGATCAATATGTTTGCTAACAGGCCACACCTCGTGCATGCCTTCTACTCTGATGACAACCCAAAGGAAATGGAATATGCTGCCAAGTGGTGGGAAGTCAGGGACGAGACTCATCTCACGATCTACTACAACGACCATTTTGAGTATTATACCGCCAAAGGGCACCGGAATGACTTCACCGACCCCGGCGCTTTTCGTCTTGATCCCGAGATCCCGTTCGAGGATAACCCTTACGGTCAAATCCCGGTGTTCCACTTTTGCGTGGATACTGAGCGAGTTTTGGGAGAACTAACCAACGTAATCCCCCTTAACAACGCTATCAATAAGTTGTTCGCAGATGAAATGGTTGCTGCTGAATATGGTGCCTTCAAGCAGAGGTACATCGTCTCTAACGCAGATACTGCTCATCTCATGAACGGACCTAACGAGATATGGGAGATCCCGGGTGGGACTTCTGGAGAGGAGGCAACTCAGATTGGGCAATTCGAAGCAACCGATCTCGCAAATTACAGCAACGCGATCAATGACATTGCTGGTAAAATTGCGGTTATCACGAGGACACCAAAACACTACCTGCTCCAGACAGGGAATGATGTCTCAGGTGAGGCTCTACTCGCCATGGAGGCCCCACTGATCAAGAAGGTCGCTAAGTATAACCAGAGGGCGGAGATCACTTGGTCTGAAGTCGCGTCATTCATCCTCCGGCTCTCTGGGCATACCGTTCCCAAAGAGGAAATAAAGATCATCTGGTCGGACGAGCGCACTCTTCAACCTTTAATGGAGTCTCAAAGTCATAAGACGAACGTCGAGGCCGGTATGCCGCTGGTTACGCAACTCCGCCGTGAGGGCTGGTCTGACGATCAACTGGAACTCATGCAGAAAGATAAGGACGAACTCAAGGCTGAGATGACTACAATGGGTGACCTCGTCACGGAGAAGGTACAATCTAAGTTCTCTCAGGGTACTCCAGCCGAGACGGCACCGTACGTACAGCAGGCGCAGATACCTTAATCTTAGCGAGGACACCCCTTGGCTGACCTCTACGCGTTCGACGCCTATAAGGCTGTCGAAAAGTTCAGGTGGCAAATACTCGACCGTGAAGCTGCTCAGATGGAGCGCATGGCTCGAGAGTTCCTCAAGGTAGAGGAACACCTAAACACTCAGATCGAGAGTGTGGCCGAGGAACTCTACTCCTTGCGTACCAAAGGAGTAGTCCTTACCCCTGAAGACCTCTACATGCTCGACCGATATCAGACATTACATAAGCAGACTCTGATCGAACTCGAGTCCTTCCACGGCTATGCAGCCAGCGAGATAGCTGAGCAGCAAGCACGTCTGATCGAACTCGGAACGGACCACGGTAGAGAAATCATTAAGGGGATGAAGCCGGGGATCG